GCGCGGTCCATGTGGCGTGGTCGCCGGGGCCTAGGGTGGTGTAGTGCATGGGTTTGGTGTCCTGTGGTTGGTTAGCGTTTGTTGGCTTGATCGGCAACGAAAGCAATCGTCAGGCAGAGCATGTCCGTCGTGCGGGCCAAGCGACGAGAGTTGAACGCGAGCAGTGCTTCAAGCGGCGCGGTGGAGGGCTTGAGCCGCATTAGGTCTTCGCCGTCGATTTTGATCATTTCGTCCATGAGATGGAGCAACTTGTCTGGTGTCATGTGGTTTCCTTGGTTGGTGGGCACTGGCCTGCCGTTGGCAGGTCTCTTGGTTAGTTGAAATAGCGGCGGTAGGTATGCTGGAAGATGGCCTCGTTGTCATCCTCAAGAACCGAGGTGTAGTAGCCGCCGTCGACGGCGTTTAGGCACACAATGGTGCCGTTGGGATAGATGAAGTACTGTTGACGGACGGTCAACCCGCGGATGTCGCTGTAGTAAGAGGTGGCGGCCTCGGCAACCTCGGTGAGGCAACCGGTGTTGATGTCTTGGAAGAGTTGGTTTGCGTTCATCTCGTTGCTCCAGTTGGTGTGTCGATGGGTGAACTATAAACGATCCGTTTATCCCGTCAACCCCTATTCCGACAGAATCGCAGGGATTTATGCGACTCTCTGCGCCGACCCCTTCCCATCCGTATCCACGCCGTGTTACAGTCGTATCCCATGACGATATCACCCCCACTGGCTCACAGCCTGAGCCTGCACCCCGACTCCGAAATCATCGACAACCTCGGCGGCCCGACTGCGCTGGCGCGACGGCTCGGTTTCGGTGCCGGCGGCCCGCAGCGGGTGGCGAACTGGAGGAGGCGGGGCATCCCGGCGCTAGTGAAACTGCAGCACGCTGGGGTGTTTCTGACGGTGGCGTTTGTGGGAGGCCATCGGTGAGATTCGGCAGCGTATGCAGCGGCATCGAAGCCGCCAGCGTGGCGTGGCATCCGCTTGGTTGGCGTGCGGCGTGGCTGGCTGAAATTGAGCCGTTCCCATCGGCGGTGCTGGCCCACCACTACCCAGAGGTGCCAAACCTGGGCGACATGACCACGCTGCCAGCGCGCATCCGGTTGGGTGAGGTCGAAGCACCTGATGTGTTCTGCGGCGGCACGCCCTGCCAAGCCTTCAGCGTTGCCGGCCTGCGCCGGTCCCTTGACGACGCGCGGGGAAACCTGTCGCTCACCTTCTGCGAGATCGCAAATGCAATTGATGATGTTCGACGAACCCGAGGCGAACCAGAGTGCATCGTCTTCTGGGAAAACGTGCCCGGAGTCCTTTCAACCCGCGACAACGCCTTCGGATGCTTCATCTCCGCGCTTGCTGGATGCGATACCCCCATCGACCCGCTGGCCGCGACCGGGTGGACCGACGCGGGTGTGGTTGCTGGACCCGAAAGAACAGTTGCCTGGCGCGTCTTGGATGCCCAATATTTCGGCCTGGCCCAACGACGCAAGCGTGTGTTCGTTGTCGCAAGTGCTCGAGACGGGTTCGATCCCGCAGCGGTTCTTCTTGAGTTCGACGGCGTGCGCCGGGATTCTGCGCCGAGCAGAGAAGCGGGGAAAGTCGCTCCCACCATCCCTTCACGCAGCACTGCAGGCGGCGGCCTCGGAACCGACTTTGACTGCGACGGAGGAGTAATTCAGCAGACATGGTGCATCAAGGGCGCCGCCATCGGCAGAAAGCCAGAAGCCGGGCCGCAGCATGGTGAGGTGCTTGCTGATGTGGCGTATACGCAGAACTGCGTAGACCAGCACGCCGTCGTTTCCATGTGCCTCAACGCGGGGGGGGCAGCGGCGGCTGGATGCGGAATCGGAGACGCTGATTCCTACCATCGGGGGCGGCTTCGATGGGCCTGTCGGCATCACCCTCCACGGCACAGATGGCACAGCCAGCGTGGCGAGCCTCACCGACCTATCCAGCAGCCTGCGCGCTCGCATCCCGAGCGGCGTGGAGAACAGCACGACGACGGCGGTGATGCAGCCGGTCACCTACGACTTCTTCAACATCACCGCGCCCGTAAATCGGCAGTCGCGCGAGCCCGGTGACCCGTGCCACACGCTGGCAAGATCGAATGCGGAGCACGCGGTGGTGATGCAGCCGGTGGCACTGCAGGACGTTCGCGCCATGAACAAGGCCCAGAACGGGCGCGGATGGAACGACGACGGAACGGCGTACACCGTGGACACGCACGCTACGCAGGGGGTGGCGGTGGCGTTCACTCAGAACAGCCGCAGCGAGGTGCGTCAGATCGGCGGCGACGGTCAGGTGGTCGGCGCGCTGGCAGCTGATGCTGGCGCGCAGCAGCAGAACTACATCGCCTTCCACCCCACCCAAGACCCGATCAGCAACACCGATGTTTGCCACGCCATCGGCACCGGCAACGGGCAAGGGTGTGCGACGGCGGCGGTCTTCGTCCAAGACGACACGACTCCCAAGGTTGGCGATGACCTTGCAAACTGCCTGCGCCGTGATGCCGGCGGCGAGGGTGCGTGCGTGCTGCCACCTGTGTCCATGCAAGTGCGCCGCCTAACCCCCGTCGAGTGCGAGCGCTTGCAAGGTTTCCCTGACGGCTACACCGCCATCCCGTGGCGCAAGAAGCCCGCAAGCGAGTGCCCCGACGGCCCGCGCTACAAGGCCCTCGGCAACTCCTGGGCGGTGCCGGTGGTGCGGTGGATCGGTCGGCGTATCGCGGAGCATCTCGCATGACCCGCCGCCGCGAAACCCTCCGCGAAACCATCGCCCGCAACCAGGCGAGCATGGACCTCTACGCCGCACTCAGTGACCGGCCACGGGTCGAGCTCACCGCGCCGCCGCCTCCAAAACCTCGAGCCAAACGCCAGCCCAGCACAGACGCCACTGAAGCCGACGTCATGCGCGCAGTGTTCGACCTGCTGCGGGTGCATCGGCGCGTGGCGTGGTTCATGCGCCTGAACTCTGGCGCGGTGCAGGACGGGGATCGCTACACGGTGTTCTATCGGCTGTACATGCGCGGCATGTCTGGCATCACGCGCGGCGCAAGCGATTACCTCGGGCAGCTCACCGATGGGCGGCTGTTCCTGCTGGAGTGCAAGCGGCCCGGTGTGCGCAAGGGCACCATCGAGCAGGAGATGCTCATCGGCGCGTGTCAGGCCAACGGCGGCGTTGCTGGCATTGTGCAGTCGGTGGAGGATGCGATTGAGATACTGGGGGAGCCGTGAGCACAGCGCGTGTTCGTATCGGTGCGGGGGAGCCGTGAGCGACCACCAGCCCGCGCACTCGCCACGCGACACGTACCGGGCTTCGGCGTGCGATGGTAAGGTCAGTTTTTCATCGTTCACTCAGGCCCAGCTCGTCGCCGTGCGTGGCACCAGACGCGGCAAGTCTCGGCAGGTATACCACTGCACTTTCTGCCATCAGTTTCACCTCGGGCGCAGGCCCGCACAACCGCGCCAGAGGCGCAGAGAGGACATAGATGATCGACATGACGGCGATTAGGGCTAGGGCTGCCGAGATAGTGGCGGCACAGATAGCGGCAGAGACGCCGCATCATGAGGAGAGACGTATGCTTCAGTATGGACAGATGACGCTGACGGTCGAAATCGTGACCCCGGCGCTTGCGAAGAAGTGGCTGGAACAGAACACGGGCAACCGTCGCCTGCGCGAGCCAACTGTGGCGCAGTATGCGCGGGACATGGAGACACTCCATTGGGAACGTAAGCCCGTGGCAATCTGCTTCCTTGAGACGGGCGCTCTTGGAAACGGTCAGCACACACTCAACGCCATCGTTCGCAGCGGACGCCAACAGGAGCTGCTGGTGGCCCGAAACGTGCCGCGCGAAACGATTGCGGCAATGGATCGCGGACTGACTCGCACGATCAACGATGTGGCGAATTTTCTCGGAGCAGAGCTCGAGAGCCGCAAGGCCGGCGTGGCGCGCCTGATCAGGTACGGCCCGAGAGATCAGGGCTCCAAGTCATTCAATGAGCTGCTGGATGCTTACCAAGATCACGCCGATGTTGTTGATTTCGTGTGTTCTGGAACTCGCAAGACTGCCGGCATGAGCTCTGCTGTTTTGGCTGTGTGTGCGAAGGCCGCATACTCGCAAGACAGGGACAAGATTCAAAGGTTCATGGAGGTGCTGCGCACGGGGATTGTGCGAGGTGAGCACGAATCGGCGGCAATACGGCTGCGCGACTTCACACGCTCACTGCGCGGGGCCAGCAGTCCGTCGGTGCGCGAGGAAACGTACAACAAGACCATGAGCGCCTTGAGCAATTTCCTGCAAGGCAATCCCATGTCGAAGCTGTACGGGACACATCTTGATCTGTTCCCGGCAGCAGGTGAATTCTGAGGAGACCATCGCATGAACTACGACAACACCAACCGGGGCATGCTCACCCGCAACGACAAGCAGGGCAACGAATCCCGCCCCGACTACCGTGGCTCAATCAACGTGGCCGGGGTTGAATACTGGCTGTCGGCCTGGATTAAGGAGGGACGCGAGGGCACGAAGCTCGAGGGGCAGAAGTACATGTCCCTCAGCGTTCAGCCCAAGGATGCCTCTTACCCCGCCGCTGCGCCTGCGCCGGCTCCTGCGGCAGCGCCGGCACCGGCCGCACCGAGGCGTCCGTCTCAGGCCGAGAGGGACGCTCAGGCCATCGCGGAGCGCAGGGCTCGGGAGACTGCGCCGCGTGCATCGAGCGGAACCGGGTTCGATAGCATGGACGATGATGTGCCCTGGTAGGGCTTGACGACCGCCCGCATGAGCGGGCTATACTATAAGCGGGCCGGATGACGTTCCGGCCCGTCCGTCTGTTTGTTTGTGAGGTGAAAACGTGAACCCTGATACGCATCCTTTCGACCTTGCGCTGAAGAACCTGCGCGGGGAAAGCCACTGGCACGACGCGCTGGTGCAAGTAGGCGATTCGCTGGACATGGCGAAGAAGATGCTCCTGCAAAGTCGAGTGCGAGACTTTACGGGGGCCGATGTCGTGGCTGTGACGCGGCTCATCATGCAGCGCGAGCAGATCCTCACGGAGCGCGCAAACGCGGACATCGACGGCGAGGTCTGAGAATGGCCGGCCTCGACTTCGACGGCCTGGCCCGTCAACTGCTCGCATCGGCTGAATCTCACCTCGCATCCTGGCTACCCGGAGGCCGCAAACGCGGAACCGCATGGGTGGCTGGAGACCTAAGCGGGGCTTCCGGTCAGTCGCTCAAGATCAACCTGTCCAACGGCGCATGGTCGGACTTCGCCACGGGCGACCACGGCAGCGACCTAATCAGTCTGTACGCGGCCATCCACGGCCTGCAGATGGGCGACGCCTACAAGCAGCTCGGCGGGGAATCCAAGCCGGCTGCTAGCGTCAACGGAACGCACCGACCGCCGCCGCCTTCGGAACCAGCTCGGCGCGTCGTGACGCCGGTCCCGGAAGCCATCGCAGACTGCGCCTGTGTGCATCCGCGATTCGGGCAGCCATCGCACCGCTGGACGTACTTCGACGGCAACGGCGAGGTGCTGGGCTACGTCGCACGTTACGACCCTGCAGGCGACCGAAAGCAGATCATCCCTTGGACATGGGACGGAGACGCCTGGGGCATGGGCCAGTGGCCCGCGCCGAGGCCGCTGTACGGGCTGCAGGAACTCGCGGCTCGTCCCAATGCCGCCGTGCTGGTGGTCGAGGGAGAGAAAGCCGCAGACGCCGCGCGTGGGTTTGCCACGCCTTATGCGGTGGTCACATGGCCCGCAGGCGCGATGGCGGTGGACAAAGCCGATTGGACGCCGCTCAAGGGACGCAAGGTGCTCTTGTGGCCGGACGCAGATGAGCCTGGCAAAAAGGCCATGCAACGTGTGGCACAGATCATCGCCGGGGATGCGGCCGAGGTCAAGGTGCTGGACGTATCGGGCCAGCCTGACGGATCGGATGCGGCCGACGCGGGATTTAGTTCGTGGCAGGACTTCAGGGCCTGGGCGATTAATCGGGCATCGGTGTGGGCTCCGGTCGCCACGCGAACGCCACCGGCCCTGCCCGCACCGCCACAAGCCACCGAAATCATCGACCCCGAGACCGGAGAGGTCGAAGCACTGCCGCCCGAGTTCTCGGACGACTCGCTTGCGCTGGAGTTCGTTGCGCAGTACGGGGCCGGCTTGAGGTGGTCTCCAGGCCTTGGCTGGATGCACGATGATGGCACACACTGGAAGCGAGACGAACACCTGATTCGGTTCGACCTTGCTAGGCGCACCGCTCGTGCATCAGCGCAGCTTGCCGACGCGAAAATCCGCAAGGCCATTACCAGCGCAAAGACCGTCAACGCGCTTCTGTTCCTAGCGCAGTCTGACCCGGCTATCGTGGTTCCGGCCGCTCAGTGGGACAGCGATCCGCTGATGATCAACACCCCGGCAGGGATCGTTGATCTACGCACCGGCAAACTCCACGAGCGTAATCGTGGGCAGTATCTGACGCAGATTTCTCGGGTATCTCCAGATACTCAGCAACCGACAGAGAACTGGCTCCGGTTCATATCACAAGTGTTCGCAGACGATATTGATACAATAGAGTTTGTGCAGAGGATGTGTGGGTATTGTCTGTCCGGCGACAGACGCGAGCAGAAACTGTTTTTCGCGCACGGTCAGGGCAGTAACGGAAAATCTACGCTGCTCGACATTCTCATGTGGATGATGGGCTCTTACGCCCTCAAACTGCCAACCACTGCGCTGATGGCGAGCAGGAACGAGCGGCATCCGACCGAACTTGCCCAGCTTCACGGCAAGCGCCTAGCTGTCAGCAACGAGCTCGAGGAGGGCAGTTTCTGGGCCGAGGCGCGGATTAAGGAACTCACCGGGGACGAGACGCTAACGGCTCGGTTCATGCGTCAGGACAACTTCACGTTCACGATGTCGCACAAGCACCTGATCGCCGGGAACCACAAGCCGCGCTTGAAGGGTGGAGACCCTGCGATGGCTCGTCGCATGGTGCTGCTGCCGTTTCTGCAGAAATTCGAAGGCGCAGCCAAGGATGCCAAGCTGCCCGAGAAGCTGAAAGCCGAAGCGCCTGGGATCATGGCCTGGGCGATTGAGGGCGCACGCAAGTGGTATGCAGACGGACTAGCCATCCCAGGTAAGGTCGAGGACGCCAGCCGGGACTACATGGCCGAGCACGATGACATCGCAATGTGGATCGAGGAGTGCTGCAAAATCGACGCAGGAACGCACGCCAGATCGTCAGACCTCTACGCATCGTTCAGGCGCTGGAAGCAGTCTCGCGGCGAGCACGAGCCTTCGCAGACGGTGTGGGGCGAGAAGATGACCCTGGTTTCTGGGCTGCGCAAGGTTAAGATGTCCGGGATCATGACTCTGAAGGGCATCGACCTGAACGCAACGGAAAAGGCCAGAAATCAGGGTTTACCCTAACATTTTCGGTTTAGGGGAGGGTAGGGGATACTTGTTCGGTTTCATACGTCACACGCGCACGCGCACGCGATACCCGTGGAATAGGATGACCCTCCCCTACCCTCCCCTGAGTGGTCACTAACTTTTGGAGCAAACATGCCAGCCAGCCGCAAGACCCCCGAAGTCATGGACGAGATCGTCAAGCGCATCAGCGAAGGCGAGTCGATGCGATCCGTCTGCCGTGACAAGCGTATGCCGAGCATCTGGGCTGTGATGGATTGGCAGAAGGACGACCCGGACTTCTCACACAGGTGCGCGCGCGCGAGGGAACTCCAGGCCGAGGTAATGGACGAGAAGATTCTGTCCGTGGCTGAGCGAGTAGAAAACGGAGAAATGGACCCGCATGCAGCTCGCGTAGTATTGAGCGCATATCAATGGCGCGCCGCGAAACTCGCGCCTAAGAAATACGGCGAGAAAATCGAAACCACGCATCAGGTCGGAGAATCCATCACGAAAATCGTGCGGGAAATCGTCAAGTAATCCACGATGGAACTGAGAATCCAGACCCCCAGCTGGGCCGAGCCGCTGCTGAAGCCGTCCCGGTACAAGGGTGCGCACGGCGGGCGCGGTTCTGGCAAGTCCCACACGTTCGCGGAGATGATGATCGAGGCGCACCTGATGGACCCGAGCAGCCGCTCGGTTTGCGTGCGCGAGGTGCAGAAGTCGCTGGCCCAGTCGGTGAAGCGCCTGCTCGAGCTCAAGATCGAATCCCTGAACGCGGGCGCGTACTTCGAGGTTCAAGAGGCAGTCATCAAGTCCGTGCGCGGAGATGGCCTGCTGATCTTTCAGGGCATGCAGAACCACACGGCCGACTCGATCAAGTCGCTGGAGGGCTACGACCGCGCCTGGGTGGAGGAGGCGCAGAGCCTGAGCCAGCGCAGCCTGGACCTGCTGCGGCCAACGATCCGCAAGCCTGGCTCGGAGCTGTGGTTTACGTGGAACCCGAATCTGTCGAGTGATCCAGTGGATCACCTGCTGCGCGGCCCGAAGCCGCCACCGGATGCCGTGGTGCTGCAGGTGAACTTCGACCAGAATCCCTGGTTCCCGGACGTTCTGCGGGCCGAGATGGAGTACGACCTGGGCCGAGACCCGGACAAGTACGCCCACGTATGGCGCGGCGGCTACGTGCAGAACAGCAGCGCGCGAGTGTTCAAGAACTGGCGCGTTGAGGAGTTCGAGGCTCCGCGCGATGCGATCCACCGGCTGGGCGCAGACTGGGGTTTCGCTACCGACCCGACAGTGCTTGTGCGCTGCCACATCTTCGGCCGCACGCTGTACATCGACCACGAGGCGTACATGGTCGGCTGCGAGATCACGAGCACGCCTGACTTGTTCATGACCGTGCCCGAGGCAGAGAAGTGGCCGATGGTTGGCGACTCATCCAGGCCCGAGACGATCAGCCACATGCGCCGGCACGGGTTTCCGAAGATCATGCCAGCCGTGAAGGGGCCGAAGTCCGTTGAGGAAGGCGTCGAGTGGCTCAAGTCCTACGACATCGTGGTGCATCCGAGGTGCCTGCACACGATTGACGAGCTGACGCACTACAGCTTCAAGACCGACCCGCTGACTGGCAAGGTGCTGCCGGTGCTGCAGGACAAGAAAAACCACGTGATCGACGCCCTGCGATATGCCTGCGAAGGCGCGCGCCGCGCGGCCAAGGCGAACCGGCCTGCGCATGATCCTGGCCTCGTCCTTCCCACCGCCCACCGCTGGCGATAGACACCGAACGCCTCGCGTAGCATAATCGGGCATGGATTACAAGTCCCACTACGAAGCCCTGATCGGTCGAGCGAGGTCTCGAGAGATCATCGGATACGTTGAGAGACACCACGTTGTGCCGAAATGCATGGGTGGAGGTGATGACAAAAACAATCTTGTGTTGCTAACACCTGAGGAACATTTCGTAGCGCATCAGTTGCTAGTAAAACTGCATCCAGAAAATCAAAAATTAGTTTTTGCGGCATGGGGAATGACCCAAGGCAAGTGGCGCAATAACAAAAAATTTGGGTGGTTACGAAGGAAAAGAGCAGAAGCTCAAATCGGCTTGAAATTGTCAACCGAAGCCAGAAAGAAAATTTCGATTGCTAATACCGGCCGGAAATTATCAGATCAGGCTGTAAAAAAGTTGCATGCAGCCAGAAGGGCGGCAGGTGTAAGCGCCGAGACACGAGCAAAACTGTCTGACGCACTGAAGGGAAAGCCGAAGACAGAGAGCCATAAAAATGCAATGGCACGCGCGCGGCAAGCCATAGACTACACGCCTGAGTTGCGACAAAAACTTGCCGTGAACAAGGGCAAAAAGTTAAACGAAAAACAGTATCAAGCCTTCGTTTTGTCAAACAAGGGCAAGAAACTTACTGAAGATCAAAAGTTAAAATTACGCGTTCCAAAAGGCGTGCAGCCAAAGGTAGAGTGTCCGCATTGCAAAAAACAAGGCGGCCAATCTCTCATGAAACGTTGGCATTTTGCCAATTGTAAGGAATCGCAAAATGGCAAGACCAACTAAAGAGCAGCAACTTGCGCAGGTGCACGAAGAGGCGATGCGTGAATTTGATAATATTCAATCGGCACTTCGTGACGAAAGAACACAATGTTTGGCTGACCGACGATTTTATTCAATCGCCGGGGCGCAGTGGGAAGGCCCGCTCGGGGCGCAGTTCGAGAACAAGCCGAAACTCGAGGTGAACAAGATCGCGTTGGCTGTGCAGCGCATCTTCAGCGAGTACCGCGCCAACCGCGTCACCGTGGACTTCGTGTCCAAGGAAGGCAAGGAATACGACGGACTCGCAGACACCTGCGACGACCTGTACCGGGCCGACGAGCAGGACAGCGGGGCCGAGGAAGCCTACGACAACGCCTTCGAGGAGGCTGTCGGCGGCGGTTTCGGTGCGTTCCGGCTGCGCACGGCCTACGAGAACGAGGAGGACGACGAGGACGAGCGCCAGCGCATCCGCATCGAGCCGATCTTCGACGCGGACAGCAGCGTGTTCTTCGATCTCCAGGCCAAGCGCCAGGACAAGGCCGACGCGAAACGGTGCTTCGTGCTCACGAGCATGACCCGCGAGGCGTACAAGGCCGAGTACGGGGATGACCCGGCAAGCTGGCCGAAGGAAATCCATCAGTACGAGTTTGACTGGCTCACGCCTGACGTCGTGTACGTGGCCGAGTATTTCCGCGCCGAGATGGTGTCCGAAACCGTGCGCATATTTCGCAGCCTCGACGGCGAGGAGGAGCGCTACCGGGACAGCGAGCTGGACGATGAGATGCTGGCGCAGCTCGAGGCAGTCGGTTCTGTCGAGGTTCGACAGAAGCGCATGAAGCGTCAGCGGGTGCGAAAGTATGTCCTGAGCGGCGCGAAGGTGCTCGAGGACTCCGGTTTCATCGCCGGCAAGCACATCCCTGTCGTTCCGGTCTACGGCCGCCGCTGGTTCATCGACAACGTGGAGCGCTGCGCGGGGCATGTCAGGCTGGCGAAAGACGCCCAGCGCCTGGCGAACATGCAGCGGTCGAAGCTGGCCGAGATCGCCGCGCTCTCGAGCGTCGAGAAGCCCATCCTGACCCCCGAGCAGGTCGCCGGCCACCAAGTGATGTGGCAGGACGACAACCTGCGCAATTACCCGTACCTGCTCATCAACCCGATCACGGGGCCTGACGGCAGCGCACAGGCTGCTGGACCGCTGGCCTACACGAAGTCCCCTCAGATCCCGCCCGCGATGGCGGCGCTCCTGCAGATCACCGAGCAGGACATGAAAGACGTCCTCGGGAATCAGGAGCAGGGCGACAAGATCGTCGCCAACGTCAGCGGCAAGGCCGTCGAAATGGTCCAGCAGCGCCTGGACATGCAGACGTTCATCTACATGTCGAACTACGCCAAGGCCGTGCGCCGTGCCGGCGAGGTCTGGCTCGGCATGGCCCGCGAGGTGTACGCAGAGCCTGGCCGGAAGATGAAGGGCATCGGGTCGCAGGGCCAGATGTCGAGTATCGAACTGATGCGCCCGATGGTGAACGACGAGGGCGAACTCGAGCACGAGAACGATCTCTCAGAGGCCGAGTTCGATGTCGCCGTCGAGGTCGGCCCGTCCTCGAGCAGCAAGCGTGCCGCGACGGTTCGCGCCCTCACGCAGATGATGGCCGTGACGCAAGACCCCGAGGCACAGCGCGTGCTGCAGGCTGCGGCGCTCATGAACATGGAAGGCGAGGGCCTGAGCGAGATTTCCGAGTTCTTCCGCAAGCAGCTGGTGCAGATGGGCGTGGTGAAGCCGACCGAGGAGGAGGCCGCACAGATGGCCCAGGCTGGAGCACAGCCCGACCCGAATGCGGTGTTCCTACAGGCCGCCGCCGAGGAAGCGCTCGCCAAGGCCGCGCAGGCCCGTGCAGGCGTGGTCAAGACCGTCGCAGACAGCGAGCTGGCGCGGGCGAAGACGCTCGAGACGGTTTCCAAGATTGACATGGATCAGACCCGCATGGCGATGGACGCGGTGAAGATGATCGGCCTGCCCGAGCAGACGCCGCCGCGACCTGAACTCTGAATCGGCACGGTGCCGAACGGTTGCCGGCTGACCGCATCAGCCGAGAGGGAAGACGGATGGGAATCAGGATCGAAGTAACGCAGCCCGATGGCACGCAAGAGGTGCATGAGGGCAACGAGGACACGCCCGAGGCAGACGAGGGCGAGCAGGTTGCGGCGGCTCAGGGCGCACCAGACACGCCTGACCCGTCTCCCCAGGCTGATGCCCCTGCAGCCGCCGCACCCGAACCCGACGAGGTGACGGTCAGCATCGGAGACGATGCCCCGCCAGCCGAGGACGAGGAACGCGCCGCCCCTGAGTGGGTGCGCGACCTGCGCAAGCAGCACCGCGAACTGCAGAAGAAGGTGCGCGAGTACGAGGCCAAGGAGCAGGCCGCGCCGGCCGCACGGCCCACTGTCGGCCCGAAGCCCAAGCTCGAAGACCACGACTACGACACCGACCGATACGAGACGGCGCTGGAGTCGTGGTACGCCCAGAAGGCCACGGCTGATAAGGCCGAGCGCGAGGCGCAGCGCCAGGCCGAAGAGGCGCAGAAGGCGTGGCAGGCCAAGCTCGACGGGTACGGCAAGGCGAAGGTCGAGCTCAAGGTGCGCGACTACGACGAGGCCGAGCACACGGTCATGGAGACGCTGAACGTTACCCAGCAGGGCGTCGTGCTGCAGGGCGCGGAGAACCCCGCGCTCGTCGTCTACGCGCTGGGCAAGAACCCGAAGAAGGCCAAGGAACTGGCCGCCCTCACCGACCCGGTGAAGTTCGCATTTGCCGTCGCCAAACTGGAGGCACAATTGAAAGTCACACCCCGAACCAAGCCCCCCGCGCCCGAGCGCAGCCTGCCGGCAGGCACCGCACCCGTCAGCGGCGGGTCAGATACGACGCTGGAGAGGCTGCGCGAGGAGGCGTCCCGCACGGGCGACATGACGAAGGTCGTGGCGTACAAACGGCAACTGGCGGCGAAGGCGCAGGCGAGGGCTTGACGAACCCACGGGCCGTGTTATATTCGGCCCAATCGCACCGGGTTTCGCCAGCCCTCAAGTGGCAGTAGCGACCAGATCACGAGTGGCCGCCCGACTCCGACCGGGTGAGTAAGCAGGCGCGGCAGTAGCCGCAATCGTTCACTCATTCCGAATTAGGAGCCACCAATGGCCAACGCCTTCTCAAAGGAAGAGCGCGTCGCGTTTGAAGACCTGCTTGCAGGCTTCCAAGACGCCCTCGTACTGTCCCGCAACGTCTCGGTCTACAACACCGACCAGACGATGATGGAGCGGACCAACAACGTCATCTGGCGTCCGATGCCCTACATCGCTGTGTCGTACAACGGCACGGACATGACGGGCAACTTCGACGACTACACCCAGCTCACCGTTCCCGCGACCATCGGCTACCAGAAGTCGGTGCCGTGGATCATGTCGGCCACCGAGCTGCGTGATGCGCTGCAAGAGGGTCGCCTGGGCGATGCCGCCAAGCAGAAGCTGGCCTCTGACATCAACGTCGCCGTGCTGACCGTCGCAGGCCAGCAGGGGACGCTGGCGATCAAGCGTTCGGCCGCCACTGGCTTCGATGATGTGGCGCTTGTCGAGGCGGTGATGAACGAGACGGGCGTTCCGATGGACAGCCGGTATCTCGCGCTCTCGACGCGCGACTACAACGGCATGGCCAGCGACCTCGCCAAGAACACCCGCAGCTTCGGCAACGACATCTCCGACAGCGCGCTGCGTCGGGCGTTCGTGGGCCAGGTCGCCTCGTTCGAGACGTACAAGCTGGACTACGCCCAGCGCAAGGCTGCTGCGGCGGGTGCCGGCATTCAGATCAACACGACGGCAGCGGGCGGGAACTACTACACCCCGAAGGCCACCTCGACCTCGGCCACGGGCGAGACGAGCAACGTGGACAACCGCTTCCAGACGGTGACGGTCAACTCGACCACCAGCATCGCGGTGGGCGACTCGTTCACGATTGCCAACGTCAACGCCGTGCACATGATCACCAAGGAAGACACGGGCCAGCCCAAGACGTTCCGCGTGATCGCCGTGCCGTCGGCCACGACGCTCGTGATCAGCCCCCCGCTGATCCCGGCGCAGGCCGGTGTCGATTCGACCGCGCAGTACCAGAACTGCCGGATCACCTCGACCTCGGCAACCGCCGCGATCACGTTCCTGAACACGACGGCCTCGTACCTGAACTGCTTCTGGCACAAGGACGCCATCGAGCTTTTGCCGGGTCGCTATGCGGTGCCGACAGATGCCGGTGCGGCCGTGATGCGCGCGAGCACGGATCAGGGTATCGAACTGGTCATGACGAAGCAGTACGACATCAACAACATGAAGACCAAGTACCGATTGGACTGCCTCTTCGGTGTGGTGTGCAAGCAGCCCGAAATGGCTGGCGTGCTGATGTTCAACTGAGCCACCAGGAGCAACCGAAATGGCACAGCAAATTGTTTTCCCCTACGGCGACGCCCAAGTCTCGCTGACTGCCACCCAAGCAATTGCGGTGCGCACCACGGGTCCGGGCAATCCGGCGTCTGTCTACCGGCAGGCTGGCTTCCCGAACTACCCGAACTCGTACACCTTGCTCGGCACCGTGTCCGACGAGGAGAAGAGCTTCGGGCCGTTCACGGGCGGCGGCGTGATCAAGATCGAAGCCGGCCCGAATCAGGTGTTCTACAACGTCGACGCGAACCCGATGGGCGCGGTCGTGTTCGACGCACCGATTGGCAACCCGTCGTTCTTCGGCTACTTCACGGACTTCGTTGAGTACGACTCGGCAACGTGGACGATCACCGAGACGGGCGCGGGCACGGACCTGTCGGGCGACGAAGTGGGAGGCACGCTGGTGCTGACCAACGCGGGCACCGACAACGACAAGCACGCCTTGCAGCTCGGCAAGACCAACGGCGAGTGCTTCAAGTTCACGGGTGGCAAGGCGCTGTGGTTCGACGCTCGGTTCAAGGTGGACAACGTGCTGGCCGACACCATGATCGGCCTGTACGTCACGGACACCGACCCCGAGGGTGGCGTGTCGGATGGCGTGTACTTCCGCCGCCTGACCACCGCCACCGCGCTGAACCTCGTCATCGAGGCGTCTTCGACCGAGACGGTGGTGACGACCGGCATCGTGATGGCCAACGACACCTACGTGAACGTCGGCTTCTACTACGATGGCGCGAAGCTGTTCTACACCCAGAACCGCCAGATCATCGGTGAGGCGACCTCGCTGGCCAACCTGCCGACCGGCGAACTGCGACTGTCCCTGCTGGTGCAGAACGGCACGGGGGCGGCGCGGTCGATGACGGTGGACTGGGTCGGCGCTCACCAGCAGCGTTGATCGGGTAACCCAGTGACACGCGGGCGGTGGTCTGAGGCTGCCGCCCGCGTTTTCGTATCAGGAGACTGAGATGCCGATGAAGAAGGGTTACTCGCAGAAGTCGATCAGTGCCAACGTCTCCAAGGAGATGAAGTCCGGCAAGCCGCAGAAGCAAGCCGTCGCCATCGCGCTGAACACGGCGCGCACGGCGGCCATGAAGGCTGGCAAGCCGGGCAAGGCCCCTGCGAAGAAGGGCATGAAGTGAAGAAGCCTGGATCTCCTGGCCTATACGCTGCGATCAACGCCAAGCGCGAGCGCATCGCTGCCGGCAGCGGCGAGAAGATGCGCAAGCCTGGCGCGAAGGGCGCACCGACCGCCGCTGCGTTCCGTGAGTCGGCCAAGACCGCCAAGAAGGGCAAGAAATGATCCGCGTCGAACTGCCGACCATCCTCTACAAGCGCGGCGGCACCTGGCCTGGCCCGTTGGACAGGTACGGCAACGCGACGACGTTCTCAACGCTGGCCTGCGACACGATGGAGCAGGTTGAGGCGGCGCTGGCCGATGGCTGGCACCTGAACGTCTGGACGGCCTGCGACCAGGCTGGGCCGTGGGACGAGGAGATGGTCGAGGCCGAGGTGGTCGAGGTTGCCCCGGAACCCGAGCCTGCGCCCGCAGACAACGCCCCGCCGACCCGCGCCGAGATGATGCAGCAGGCCGAACTGCTGGGCCTGAAGGTCGATCGCCGCTGGAGCGACGAGACGCTGCTGGCGAAGATCAACGCCGCGATGGCGGCCGAGCCTGCTGCTGACGATCCAATCTGAGGACCGAATCATGATCTACGGACCATTCTTACCGCTCCCCGGCGCTGGCCAGACCATCGCCACCTCGGGCACATCTGGCACCACGACCATCGGCCGGGGCAGCAAGTGCCTGCGGCTGATGAACCTCGACACCACGAACGCGATCCATGTCCGCGTGAGCCGGGGCACGAGCACGGCTACGACCGCCGATCTGATGGTGCGGCCTGGCCAGACGATCATCATCCAGAAAGATCAAGACCTTGACACCGTGGCGCACATCGCTGCGGCCGGAACCCCGAACCTGCGCGTTGAGCCTGGCGAGGCCGGCATCTGAGGTCGGCATGAGCTACACCAAGCGCCAATTCGTGGAGGAAGCCTTTGCCGAACTCGGCATGGCGAACTACACCTTCGACCTCCAGCCGCAGCAGCTCGACACCGCGCTGCACCGGCTGGACGCGATGATGGCGACCTGGAATGCCAAGGGCATCCGGCTGGGCTACCCGTTGCCGAGCAGCCCGCAGGACAGCGACCTCGACACCGAGACGCAGGTGCCCGACAGCGCCAACGAGGCCATCGTCGCCAACCTAGCGATCCGCATCGCGCCGCAGTACGGCAAGACGGTGCAGATCGACACTCGCACGACGGCCAAGCTCGGATACGACACCCTGCTCGCTCGAGCCACGTTCCCGCTGGAGCAGCAGTTCCCCCGCACGCTGCCGCTGGGCGCAGGGCAGAAGCCGTGGCGCTACGACACGCCGTTCATGCCGGGGCCGGTCGATCCGGTGCTGGCTGGGCCTGATGGCCCCATCGAACTCTACTGAGGGCGCACCATGCCGCTGATCAATCAACTACCTGTCGTCTCGCAACTCTCGAGCGGCGACCAGATCGCGGTTTACAACACCGCCAACGGCGACGCCAGGCGGTCGAGCCTGAACACGCTGCTGCAGTTCTTCCAGCAGACGTTCGCCGCGCCGACGATGGCAACGAGCCTGTACGTCCCCACGACGGGCTTCTCGATCTCGCTGCCCACGCCCACCACGCAGGCGCTGTGGGTGCTGCTGCAGCCCGCTGGCACGCTGGCCACGGGCACGGTCACGCTGCCGCTCAACACGGGCGTGGCTGACGGCACCGAAATCCTGCTCACGAGCACACAGATCATTACCACACTCACCGTGGCCCTGAACGGCGCGACGGCGGTGTACGGCTCTCCCACGACGCTTGCGGCTGGCGGGTTCGCTCGGCTGCGCTGGTACGCCGCGACGAACTCGTGGTACCGGATCGGGTAGGCGATGCCCAAGACCCCAGCCTGGCAGCGCAAGGAGGGCAAGAGCCCCACGGGCGGCCTCAACGCCAAGGGCCGCGCCTCCGCACGCGCCGAAGGCATGAACCTCAAGGCCCCTGTCAAGTCAGGCGACAACCCCCGTCGAGCAAGTTTCCTCGCCCGCATGGGCAACATGCCGGGGCCTGAGCGCAAGGATGGCGAACCCACGCGGCTGCTGCTGTCTCTGCAAGCCTGGGGCGCGTCGAGCAAGGCAGACGCACGGGCGAAGGCCAAGGCCATCTCGGCGCGGAACAAAGGAAAGAAGTAGTCATGGCCAACGTCAAAATCTCCGCGCTCCCGACCGCTACCGCAGCGACCGGCGTCGATGTCGTTCCGCTGGTGCAGAGCGGGGTGACGAAGAAGCTGTCGATGACGGCGCTCCTGACGAGCCCGACGCTGTTCGGCTCGGGCATGAGCACGTTCCTCGCCACGCCGTCGAGCGACAACCTGCGCGCTGTGCTGACCGACGAGACGGGCACGGGCGCTGCGGTGTTTGCCACGAGCCCCACGCTGACCACGCCGACTGCCTCGGGGGCCACGCTTACCGGCAGCACGGTGGCGAGTGCGAATGCGGGCGCGGTGCCTCCCTCTGTGTTTGCGGCCGGGTCTGTGCTGGCGATACACGGGTCAAACGGTGTTGGCGCTCGCAGCATGATTGCCGCGTATGGCGCGGCTACAGCGGTCGATTTCCGTCGTGCTAACGGCACTGCGGCAGCACCGACCACGCTGCAGCTCAATGACACCATCGGTGTCGTCACCGGCAGCGGTTACAACGGCACTGCGTACACGACGGCCTCTCGGGCGTCCATCAGCCTTAACGCGGCAGAGAACTGGACCGCAGGCGCGAACGGCACGTTCATGTCGTTCACGATCACGCCGACAGGCGGGACGGCCACAACTGAGGTCGGCCGCGTCGAGGCAAACGGTCGGCTGGAGATGGGCAACGCCGTTGGCCTGAACGGCCCCGCGCTGTCAACGACCGCGCCCGCTGATCTCTACGTCCGCAGCGGCAACACCTACGTTGACAACACCACCGCCGCCAGCGGCACGGTGTCTCACGGGACCGTCAGCAGTTTCGGGCTGAAGGGCATCGCCGCCACCAACGCGACAGTCACCTACACCAACGCCAGCACAATCTACGTCCACGGCGCTCCGAATGCTGGCAGCAACGTCACGATTACAAACCCGTGGGCAACGTACATCGCTGCGGGCAAGTCGTACCTGGGCGATCAGGTTGACGGCAACCCGGCGAACGCGGACAGCGTGGGGTTCCGAGGCTTGCCGCAGAACGCTCAGAGCGCGGCGTACACGACCGTTGCAGCGGACGCCGGCAAGTCCATCGTCCACCCGATCACGGACAACAACGCCCGCACGTTCACCATCGACAGCAATGCCAACGTGCCCTACCCAGTCGGCACCGCGATCACGTTCATCAACATGATCAACACCGTGACGATTGCGATCACCACGGACACGATGTATCTCGCCGGGTCTGGGGCGACGGGCTCGCGCACGCTTGCCGCCTATGGCATGGCGACGGCGGTGAAGGTCACTTCGACCTCGTGGATCATCAGCGGGAGCAATCTGTCGTGAGTGGTGCCTCGCACGCTGCGCTGGCCGGGTTCTACGGCGACCCGTCTTATGGCAGCGTGTCGCTGTTGCTGCCTGGAAACGGGGCCAACGGCAGCACGACGATTTTGGACTACAGCCGTAGCCCTCAGATCATTACCGCCGTCGGCAACGCGCAGATCAGCACGGCGCAGTCGAAGTTCGGCGGGAGTTCGATGCTGTTCGACGAGACCGGCGACTATCTGACCGTCCCCGCAACCGCTGCCATGTCTCTCGGCACCGGAGATTTCACAATTGAGTGCTGGGTTCGTTTTGCAGTCACCCCGGTCGGCAACGGTCAGGGTATTTACCAACTCAGCGACGGTTATTTGAATTCCCAAGTTCGCGGGCCGGGTCTGGGTGCTGAAAACGGCACAGGCCAGTGGACTATCTACCACGGGACTACTTTCACACAATCCACGGGCAATATTCCCGCCATCAACACTTGGTACCACACAGCAATTGTCCGGTCCTCTGGCACGACTAAACTCTACGTGGCCGGGACTTCAATAATTTCCGTCGCAGACACTACCAATTACACAGATCAATACTTCGTTATTGGCGGGTGGTACTCAACCGGGTTTTTGTTCAACGGCTACATCGACGACCTCCGCATCACCAAGGGCGTAGCCCGCTACACCGCCACCTTCACGCCGCCTGCTGCGGCGTTCCCGACTTCCTGACATGGCTTCCATACCGATAGTTGCCGGCATCTACTCGGACGCAGGCCCGGACATCCGGACGGCGTTCCCGGTCAACTTGATGCCCGTGCCCAAGGGCTCAGGGGTATCACAGGAGTACCTGCGCCCGCACGATGGCGTGCTGGAGTTCGGCACGCTCGCAGGCTCGCAGGATCGTGGCGGGATCAACTGGAACAACGTCTGCTACCGGGTCATGGGCACGAGTCTCGTGTCCGTCTCGTCTGCCGGCGCTATCACAGTGCTCGGTGACGTTGGCGGGCCGGTGGACACTTACGTCACGATGGACTTCTCGTTCGACCGGCTGGCTATCGCCAGCGGCGGCAGGCTGTACTACTGGTCGCCTACGCTCGGGCTCGTGCAGGTAACGGACCCGGATCTCGGCGTGGTGCTAGATGTCGTGTGGGTTGACGGGTATTTCATGACCACGGACGGCGAGTTTCTCGTCGTCACCGAACTGAGCGACCCGACGCAGGTCAACCCGCTGAAGTACGGATCGTCTGAAATCTCCCCCGACCCCGTGGTGGGACTGTTCAAGTCGCGCAACGAAATCTACGCGCTGAACCGCAACACCATCGAGGTGTTCGACAACGTGGGCGGCAGCTTGTTCCCATTCCAGCGGATCGACGGCGCGCAAATCATGCGGGGCGTGGTGGGCACACACGCCGCGTGCGTCTTCGGGGACGAGGGGATCGCGTTCCTCGGCAGCGGCCGGAACGAACCGCCAAGCGTCTACCTCGGTGGCAACTCCACCAGCGCCTCGCTGGCCACGCAGGACGTCGATCTGCTGCTGCAGACCTACACCGAGGCGCAACTGGCGACGGCCAAGCTAGAAACCCGCATCGACCGGGCGCACAAGCTGCTGTACGTCCATCTTCCCGACCGCACGCTGGTGTACGACCACGCGGCCAGCCAGGCGCTGCAGATGCGGGTCTGGTTCACGCTCACGAGCGGCACATGCGACTTCCACCGCTACCGCGCGCAGAACCTCGTCTGGGCCTACGACCGCTGGATCGTGGGCGACACGCAACTGTCCGACACGCTGACCGGCACGCTGCTGACCGAGGGCGGCGACGGCCTGGCGCTGGAGGCCGGCGAGGACACGCTCGGCGTCGAGGACATCGAGTACGGCGTGATCGGCTACCTCGACCGCAAGATCAGCAGCCAGTGGGGCCAGAAGACCCGCTGGGAGTTCTCCACGCCCATCGTCTACAACGAGAGCAAGGGCGCGATCTTCCACGAACTCGAACTCGTGGCGCTGCCGGGGCGCGTGACGGTCGGATCGAACCCGACCATCTCGACCTCGTACAGCACCGATGGCTTGTCGTGGAGTCAGGATCGGTTCATCGGTGCTGGCACCACGGGCGACACCCGCAAGCGCCTCGTGTGGTTCCAGCAGGGCAACATGGAATCTCTGCGTATGCAGCGCTTCCGGGGCGACTCGGACGCGCACATCTCGTTTCTGAGGCTGGAGGCGCGGCTTGAGCCGCTGAACGTCTGATGGCCAACACGCCGCCGCTGCGCCTGACGCGGGACGAGCTTGCTTCGTTCCTGCAGAACCAGCGCCAGATCCGGGCGTTCGAGAACCTGTTCGCCATCACCGAGGCCATCGCGCCTGATGTGGTGGCCGAGGCGATTGAGGCCATTGGAACGGCGCAGGCCGCAGCCGTGCTGGCCCAGGATCAGGTGCAGAACGCCGAGCAGGCGCTGGCCGCGACTCTGGCCGCGTGCGAGGCCAAGGCCACGCTGGCGCTGCAGCAGGTGCTCGCGCTCAAGCACATCGCTGACTTCGTGGAGACTGCGCCGCCCCCGCGCGAGTTCAAGCGCAGTCGCTACGGGTCGTTCTACGACACCACGACGCAGACGGCGACCGTGATCAACACGGCCACCGCGATCACGTTCAACACGACCGATCTGTCGCGGGGCGTGTACATCGGTACGCCGACATCGCGGGTCTATGTGGACACCGAGGGCATCTACAACTTCCAGACCAGCATCCAGCTCGACTCGACGGTTGCAACCGACGAGGAGTTCTACCTGTGGTTTCGCTTGAATGGCGTGGATGTCGCAAACTCCGCGAGCCAAGTGCGGGTGAAAGGCAACAACGCCGAGGTCTTCTTGGCGCTGAACTACTTCTTCAACCTCAAGTCCGGCGATTACGTTGAAGTCATGTTCAGCGTCACCGACCTCGGCGTGCGGCTGCTGGCATCCGGTGCCGTGGCCCCGCACCCGGGCATCCCGTCCATCATCCTCACAGTCGCAAACAACATCGGGGGCGTCGAATCATGACCGTAACCGTTACCGTGCTCGTGCCTCCCAAGCAGATGGAGGCCACGCAGACCACGCAGTACACCGCCACGAACGTGCGGGCCATCATCGACAAGGCCACCGTGACGAACACGGACACCGTGTCGCGCACGTTCTCGGTGAACATCGTCACAAGCGGCGGGTCGGCCGGGAATGCCAACTTGGTGATCGACACGCGCACCGTGCAGCCCGACGAGACGTACCTGTGCCCCGAGCTCGTGGGCCATGTGCTCGCGCCGGGTGGGTTCATCTCGACCATCGCGAGCAATGCGACCTCGCTCACGCTGCGGGTGTCTGGACGCGAGGTTAGCTAGGGGGTATGATGGCATCCGCTGAGTCTGTCGGCCGCCAGCAGCCACCGGGAGGTGCCATGCTGCGTGAGAATTTCGAGCAAGTGTTCCGGCTCCCGCCAGCGGCGGTTGAGTGGCTGCTCGCGCTGTACGACTGCATCCAGGTGCTTGACGACGTTGCCGATGGCGACAAGGTGGAGCGCGCAGACCTTGACGCGGCGATCTGGAATCTGCTGTTCGCGCTGCCTGCCAGCCCGTTCTTCCAGCAGCACAGTGCCGTCCTGCTGCCGCTGCTCTCGCAGGCGATCCTCAAGTGGCAGGCGTCGGACGCAGCCGAGCGTGCCGGGAATCCGAGCGCGATGGCCTTCGCTTGGCGTGCCGGGTACTACGACATTGTGCTCTCGGTGGTCTGCATCTGCCACGGGGCAGCGGCTGCAATGAAGGCCGCGCCGTTTGTCATGGGGCTGTACGGCGAGAAGTTCGACGCCTATCTCAACGAATTCGATGGAGGGCGCGATGCCTGATCCAGTAACCGGAATTGTTGCCGGGTCGAGCGTACTCGGCAGCGCCATGCAATCCCGCGCTGCGGGCAAAGCCGCAGGCCAGCAGGCCGACGCCGCACAGGCTGGCATCGAGGAGCAGCGCCGTCAGTTTGACGAGATGCGCAAGCTTCTGGAGCCGTACACCCAGGCCGGCCAGCCCGCGCTCCAGGGTATGCAGGCGATGCTCGGGCTGCAGGGCGCAGAGGCGCAGCAGCAGGCCATCGCAGGCGTCGAGCAGAGCCCGCTCCTGCAGGCCCTCACCCGTCAGGGCGAGGAGGCGATGCTGCAGCAGGCGTCGGCTACGGGTGGCCTGCGAGGCGGCAACATGCAGGCCGCGCTGGCCCAGTTCCGGCCGCAGATGCTGCAGGAGGCCCTTGACCAGCAGTATGCTCGCCTCGGCGGGCTCACGGCGCTCGGACAGCAGTCTGCTGCGGGCGTGGGCGCGGCGGGCATGCAGACGGGCCGTGATGTCGCCGGTCTGCTCCAGCAGCAGGGCGCGGCTCGCGCAGGCGGGGCGCTCGGCCGGGCGGCACCGTTTGCCAACCTGCTCCAGATGCCCGCTCAGATGTACGGCATGGGCGTGGGCATGGGTCGGATTCCGTTCCCGTCGTTTGGGGGTGCACCGAGCGGCTACGGCGGCGGGCTGCCATCGGGGATGATCCCGAGCGGCGTGCCGATGTAAGGAGGCTGACGACATGGCACTCGGCCCAATCAACTACCAGATGCAGGTCGCCACGCCCTTTGAGAGCGTGCTGCAGGGGATGAACGCTGGTGCGCAGATGGCAAACATCGAAGCCGCGCGCATGCAGCGGGAGGCGCAGGCGGCGGCCCAGCAGCAGGCTGTGCAGCAGCAGCAGGCGATGCAGCAGGCGCTGTCCGGTCTGATGGCGAACCCGAATCCGACTTTCCGCGACTATCAGAACGTGGCCGTGCTGCTGCCGAAGGATCAGGCGGCGACTCTGATGCAGAGCTGGGAGAAACTGAGCACCGAGCAGAAGGAAAACGACCTGACGTTCGGGGGGCAGGTGCTATCCGCTGTCGAGAAAAGCCCAGAGGTCGCCATCTCGATGTTGCGCGAGCGTGCTGCAGGGGAACGCAATCAGGGGCGAGAGGATCGCGCGAAGGCGCTCGAGACTTGGGCCGGCATTGCTGAACTTGACCCGGCTATGGCCCGCCGAACCATCGGCACGCTGGTTTCGCGTCTGCCGGGTGGCGACAAGGTGATCGAGTCCATTGGCAAGTTTGAGGAGCAGCAGCGCCAGACTGCGATGTTCGGGCCGGGGCTGGCAAAGGCTCAAGCCGATGCGGACGAAGCAAGGGCGAAGGCCATCAAAGCCGGCGTCGATGCACAGTATGCGCCCGCGCTGGCCGTGGCTGGGCTCGGCAAGGCGCAGGCAGAGGCCATCAAAGCCGCATCGGATGCTCGCTTCGCCGACCAACTGAACCAGGCCGGCCTGACCGAGCGCAACTGGAACATCCGCGCCGCGCAGAACCGCATCAGTGTGGAATCGGCTCGGCTTGGGCTGGATCGCGACAAGACGACCGCCGACATTGCGCTGACGCTGGCGCGCGTGGGTGAGATCGCCAACAGCCTGCCGGATCAGGCGAAGAAGGACATCAACACGGCTGCTGTGGCGTCTGGGACGGCGAAGCAGCAGGCGGTGCAGTTCAATTCGTTGGCTGACAAGTTAGCCGCAGAGGGCGGCGGCTTCGGCGTGTTTTCGTCGGCCACGGACTACTTGAAGAAGGCCACCGGCAACCAGGGCTATATGCAGGAACTCCGTCAGGAGTTCACCCGCCTGCGCAACAGCGCAGCCGTGCAATCGCTGCCGCCCGGACCCGCCACCGACCGCGACATCGCGCTGGTGCTCGAGGGTTTTCCGCCCGCGAACGCTGATTCGCGCACGATGGCTGGGTTCCTTCGCGGCATGGCCAAGCTGCAAGACATCAACAGCGCCGTCGAAAACGCCCGCGTGGACTGGCTGACCAACAATCGCGGATCGTTGGCACGCGCACGCAGCGGCTTCCAGGCCGGCGAGTTCACGGCCAATCCCGGCGAGACGTTCGTCGATCTCACGGCGCGCATTTCGCAAGACATCTCCAACCGATACGCCGCTGGCGATGGCGGGGCACCTCGGCAGCCTGCGCCGGCCATTCCTGGCGCTCCTGTGCAGCCTGGGCAGGTTGCTCCTGCGGGGCGTGGTCCTCGACCGGCCCCGCCCGCTTCCCCATACGGCGGCCTGTCCAATGACGAAATCCTGCGCCGGCTGGCGATGCCGCCCGGGAGCCGCTGATGGACTTCGAACTGCTCCTCGAGGCCGAGCGGCGTGGAATCCTGCCGCCTGACAGGGCCGCGCTGCTTGCCGAGGCGCGTCGGCGTGGGCTCGTTCCGCAGGCTGCTGGTGCTGCGCCTGCTGCCCCAGCCGTACCGGAGCAGCCCTACACCGCGCCCCCCGCCGTGCGTCCTGTCGAGACAGGCCCAGCGCCGTCGCTTGGGCAGCGTCTCATCGGTGCAGGCGAGGCCGCGCTTACCGCGATCACGGGGGCCACGGGCGGCACTGCTGGCCTGATCGGCGGCACCGTTGGCGGGCTCGCAGGGTCAATCCTGTCGGGCCAGTTCGGAACGCCGGAGGCCGCGCAGGAGGTCGAGCGCGCTGCGATGGAGCAGGCGCAGCGGTTCACGTATCAGCCGCGTACTCGAGCGGGCCGCGAGGCCACCGAGGCGATGGGCGAATTCGTCCAGCAGGTTGCGCCGCCGGTGCTGCCGCAGATCACGGCCCCCGGCATGGCAATGCAGGCTGTGGGACAGCAGGTTCCGTTGGCGGCGGCTACGGCCCAGAGGGTCGGCGCTGTGGCGATACCGGCTGCGACAGCAGCTGGGCGAGCCACGCTGGAGGCACCCGGTCGTCTCGTTCGCGCTGTGACCGGCACCGCGCCAGCACCAGCCGCCCCCGGCATGACGATGGCCCCCGGTGGCGCTGTCGGC